TGACAAGGCAAAGTCTTGCCACTTTTCTTCCGGAACCGGCCACGTTAATTGCTGTGCCTCATATTGTTCGGCAATCAGCGCCGTCCAATATGACCACTCCATATTCCTCGGGTCGTATATCTGCGTCATGGCGTATACCCCCTAACGTCGCCCATATCAAGCGATAGCAAGATCCGGCCCATTTGATAGTCGCCGCCGATGATGTTGGACTCAAACTTAATTCTTAATTCACGGCGCTGCTCTTTGAGGTCGATCTTAGTTGTGGTCGCATCAAACGTATAGGGTCCAGTCGTGACGTCAGGAGCCTGCGCATAAGGACGACCAATCACATACATCGTCATCTCTTGGTCTTGCAGAAAGTCGGGCTCCACTCGTTCCACGCGGGACCAGAAATTCTCGCCAATCGGCGTTTCTTGTGCGGGATTGCCTGTAACCCATGATAGATCGTGCGTCGTAAAGTAGCTGTCAATCGCGGCAATCGATGATCCATCAACGACATCAACACCGACTTCGTGCTGCCAGAGCTTGATGTAACCACCGCCAATATTTTCAGTACCACCAGCAACTGGATAGCGAAACACCTGAGAGAAGTAGCCGCTCGAGCGCTGAGCATGAATCGATTGGCCGGCGTCATACCAAGTCTTCTCGCGGACGTTGTAGATAATCGCGTCAGTACATTCAGTGGCCGACCCTCTTGGGTAGAACCACCAGATCTCACCGTACCGGGGAACCTTCCAGGCCCAGACCTTCTGGCGCTGCGCGTAGTTCAGGTTGTCGAAGAACCAATTCTGATTCATCGCGTTAGGCACCTCTTGAACGACACCGTTGTACATCAGGAAGCGATCAACCCCGCACCAGTAATAGATCCCGTCGTACTCAATCACTGAAGACGAGGAAAGGATCGATGATTGGCTTGTAATAATGTCATAACGCCAGTATTGAGTCGGCGTCCCAACCCCGCCAAGGAATGACACCCTGATGAGCGAGTCTAAAGACCAAAACAACCCTGATGGAGCATTCGTACCACCGCGAACAGGAAGGCCTTTAACAATCTTCCCAGTGGCTACGTTCACCTCGTTGGCGTCTGCAGCGTTCCAGTCCAGTGGATTACCCGCGGAATTGTTCTTAATGAGCCCAGAGTCGCCATAGACAAAGATATACGGGTGCAAAGTAACGACACCACCCGATACCGAGATTACGTCACCCGTCGGATTCAGTCCGCTGACATCCCTAAGTTCGGTCAAAACCGTTCCAGAGATAGCCCCATAAAGCACCGGCGTGTCTACTGTCGAGTCAATCTGCGTCAAATTCTGACCAGGATGAACTAAAAGCTGATTGATCCCTCCTTGAGAGTCATAAGACGAATCAAACTGATAAAGATTGTTTGCGCTTGCAGTAAAGACAGAGCTAATGGTTGCTACATTGATCGAAAATCCTGATCCTGTGCCACCGAGATTTGTTGCGCTGGCCGATAAGACGTTCCCAACGGTATAACCCGTCCCGCTTTGGGTGTAAGCGGTTGTGATTGTGGCTACAGGAATGGAAAAACCAGATCCCGTGCCGCCAATATCGACTGTAGCGGCCGATAAGACATCTCCTGGGGTGTATCCGGACCCTAAATTCGTCAAAGCCACTGCAGTCACCGAACCTGCAGCCACTGTAATCGTGGCCAAAGCGCCTGATCCAAGGCCTCCAGTAAGCGCAACATCGGTATAGGTGCCGGCAGTGTATAAAGTACCGCCTGTAATCGACCCAAGCGTCGCAATCGGCCCAAGCGTCGTAATTGTGACTGTTGATACCGCGCCAGCAGCGATCGTGATGTTGCAGTAAAGCGCCGTTCCGGTTCCGCCCGTCATGGGAACGCCGTTGTAAGTGCCATTGGTGTAAGAAGACCCACCGACCAACGTATTAAGCGTTGCTACAGGACCGGTGAACGTGAAGTTAGATACACCCGAGCCCAAGCCAGAATTATTGACCCCGATGACTTGAAGTCCAGAGGCATAGGACGTAAAGATGTTATTGATGCCATTATTGGAGTCAACGAACATACCTCGAGTCGGCCCGTAAATCTGCTGTGAGATTTTGCGCACGCCAAGGATTTTCCTGGGCCTGCCACGCTGAAACCGGACCCACAAGCCATCAGAATACTGATCTCCATCGAGTATCGTCCCATCGCGGCGAATGCCGGGTTGGGTATTGATCGTAATAACCTTTTCGGTCATGGGAATGTGCCACCGGAAATACCCGAAACAACTGTTAGACCGCCAGAGCCAAGCGTCATCTCACTTGTTCCGTTGATTGAAAAGCCAAGATCACCAGCAGCAAAATACAAGCCCGTTGTAACATCACCGCTGAAGTTCAACGAAGGAGCCGCAGCAGAGCCATTGATCAAGGTAATTGCGCTACCGCCCGTAATCACGGTCGATGCGTTTAAGACATTTGTCGCATCGCAAATCAAAATCGCTTGCGTTGATGGGTTCAGCGTTGAGGACGAACTGCCTCCAATGCCTGTGGTGAAGGTAACCGTGCTACCCGTTGAGGCATTCAGGACGTAATAGACCTGAACCACCGCAGGCACGTTGATCGTCACCGGCGTTGTCAACGTACCCGTAAGCGATATGATCGTGTTCTGTGCTTGCGCTGCAGTTAAGGTGTAAGGCGAACCACCAGACGTAATCGGATAGGCCAAAACAGAAAACGCGAAGTTCGTCGTTCTTCCCAGGCCGACAGTGTAAAAAGCGGTTCCGGAACAGCAGATAAATGCTGAATCTGAAACCTGCATCACCAAGCTTGCAGAGCCATTGATAAGCTGACCACTTGATGGCGTGACGGTTAGCGTCCCAGTCCCGCCGTTTCTGAGCATCACAAACCAGTCATTGCCCAGCGTCGTCGCATTAAGCAAAGTAACCGAGCCGGCTCCACCAGTCCAAACGTAATTCTTCGCCCGATCGGCAGCACCTGCAGTAAAGGTCGAACTTGTCGTTGCTACAGGGTGCGATTGATTCAGCGTCGTGGATATCGCCTTGAGACCATAGCCTGCAAGCGTTGATGCGTCTGCAGAGCTTGAACCAGCACCAAAAGCAATGACACCCCAAGTACCCGCGGCCGTCGCGTTACTCGTCACATACACATACTTGGCATCGCCTGCAGCGACCGCCACAATCGTATTGCCGTTGTAATCGCGTACCGTAAACGAGTTTGCGCCAACATTCCGAATCAGCGAATCCGTGCCGACAGAGGTTTGATTTGCAGGAGGCATGTCAACGAACAACCCAGAGGTTGATGCGCTGATCTGCATGATCCTCGCTACATAATCGCCAGCAGCATCCCCGTCTTGCGGCCAAACAAGATCAAGGTTTGCTGATATCGAAAAGGCCTGATAGCTGACGTCAGTCGGCTGAATCACGTCGCCCGTAAAGACACTAACGTAGGATGTCATACTTCTTGCACCGTAGTAGAACGATCAATCGTGCGGGTGTCATTCTCAAGCTTGAGCGTCTGTATGGCGCGGTCATACATCGCTTGCCAAAGCTGAACTCGCGAATCGTTTTTTAAGAAGGGCATCGCTTGTAGCAATGTTCCATACAACATCGCTTGAGGCGCGTTGATTGTGAACCAGTTGGTCTGATTGGTAGCATCTAACGGCTGGATCTTTTCGTAGTAAAGGATTTCAATCGCATAATTATCATCAGGCGTCGGCGCAATAAACCAGTGATCAAAGTCGTAGTCGCCATAGTATTTAGGAATGCTCTCAACCGTTGGATCTGGCCAGTAATTGCGCATGTACTCGTATTTTCTCAGCAGCAGCGGCAATCTTTCTCCGGCCACCGTCACATTCATTGAAGTTGTTTTGCGCCACCGTGCAGGCTTTTGAAGCGTCACATTACCCTGAACAAGCGTCGTGGTTACGGTCTGCTGCTGACCAAGAATCTTAAGCTCGTCAGAAATAATCGACTCGCAAAGATTGATAAAAGACGGGATCTGGTTGATCGTCTGCGCGTCCGAACGCTCTAGGTACAGCGTTGTATCCGCTACCAGAGACGTATAAGTCATGGTGACAGCCATTATCGGTACCTTGCAGTTTTCTCGCGGATCTTCGAGGGTTGAGCGACAAATTGCTTTCCGGACTTGGTACCCTCGCGCTTCGCTCGAGTGGTGGCTGCATACTCAGCAGGCGAAAGCGCCTCACGCGCTCTCTTGGGCAGGTACCGTTCACCGGTGGCCTTAGGCCCTTGCGTAGACGGTTTGCCGGATTTTGTACCCCAATCCTCGCTCGTCCACTTTGAGAGCGAATTATCCGCTTTTTTAGGGCCTTTGTAACCCCCACCGGATGCCTTGTACTTCTGGGTCGCTAATTGTGCCTTACGGGCGCTCCACTGGCCTGGGTCACCACCTTTGCTCGAGGCTTTGACCGAGGCAACAATACGCTTCCACTTCGCTGGATCTGACTTAGTCGCTGTACTCATAGCAACGCACACTCCGCATTTCGTCGGATCACTAAACCGCGCAAGACTTTACCCCCGCCGCGGACCCATAGTCTTAATTGCTCTTTAGCACCTTCCCAATCTTGCTGGTTAATCTTCTTGCGCAAGGTCGAAGTCTGCAGCCTGCCAACCCCCAGGTTGTAGCAAAAATCCACAATCGCATTGAGCTTTCCCCAATCATTGTTCTGAATGGCAAGCGTTAACAGAATAGGACACAAGCGTATCGCACCCGGCGCGTAGGTATGCACAAGTTCGTGCATCAGCAACTGCTCTGCATACTCCCTAGAAACCGCAGGATCGTCCTTGGTGACGCGATCGCCGCTCTGGTAATAGGTGGACCCATAACCAATCGTCCAGACGCCTGCGGGGCACAAATAAGGCTTTGCAGAGAATCCCTCAAAACGCTTGCAAAGCTCTCTGGCCAGATCGAGTTTCACGCAAGGCCTCGAACCTTCAAAGTGCGATCAAGAAACCAATAATTGAAGGTGCCTGCCACCAGTGCAGCAAAATCAGGTGACATGATCATCTTGAATACGTCCTGCACGGGAAGCCCTTCTTGGCTGGCAAGGATGGCAAACCAAATGTGCGAAGCAGACCAAATGGCAAGAATCCAGTAGGTCACGACAGGCCTTACGGAAGCAGACAGGGATGCTACCCAACCGCCTGCAGACTTGGCCATTTCTGCTTGTTGGTTAATAGCTGCTTCAAATGCGGCCATGACACCCGTATCAATGGCTTTGTCTCGTTCAGCGCCGATCTCGGCAAGCTTCATCTCACCGCGGATCTGCTCAAGCTCACACTGACGGTTGAACATCGCCAACTCGTGCTGGCGCTCATTCTTGCGATCCAGAAACTTAAGCACTTCAGGGGCCAAGCGAAACAAGCCTCCGAAGATGGTGCCAAATAAGCCGCCACCAATGATGTCTAGCATCAGATGCCCAAGAGTTTCTTGACGAACATCGCGGCG